GTTGATCGTCGAGGGTTTGGAAAATGGATTAGGTCGTGCTGGTTTTTTATTTGTTGGATTTTTTTTTGCGGCTGTGATTGCTGCGCCGAGTCGTGCGCCGTGACTTCTGTTGCAACTCATGTGTGAGATGCCGCTGCCGTCTAGGCCGGGTGCTATGTCCCCGGTGATGGCCATTGGTGGTTCGTGGTCGGCGCTGGGGCCCATTGGGTCGCGTCCACTGAGGGTCATGTCGACGTCGTAGCCGCATCTGATGCATATTGGTTCGCATTGTGCGAGTACTTGTTTGCGCCATTTGTTGTATTGGGGGGTCTGGTGGCCTGCGCTCATCGTTTTGTGTCCATGAGTATTCGAGAGATGCTGGCTTGGGGGTACCCCTTGGCCCGTGCCTGGTCGGCTCGCATCAGGCGTGCGGTTAGGTTTTCGCGGCAGTAGAGGCATGGCCATGTGCCTGCGTTGTTGTCTATCCAGCCTTTGAAGCAGTTGATGTGGTCGCATCCGCATCCGGTTTGTGCACAGTGTGCGTCGTATGTTTGTGGCATTGGTTGTTCCTGTCTCTAGTGATGATCGCCCCGATCTCGATCTTGATGAATCAAGCTCGGGGCTCTTTTGTGGTTGGTTTTAGGTATTACTCACCCTACCTACGCGTTCGGGCGTGTTGCCCAGTCCTACACGAAACCAGTGCTATTTCCTCCGGCATGCTGGTTAATCGTCTACCCTGTGATGATCTGGGCGTCAGGGCATGACACGCCACAACTAGCATCATGGGACACCTTTCTGCAGCTGGTCGATGTAGCCGCTAGCAACCTGCTTATCTAGATCAGTGATCGATGTGACTGCAGGCTTATTTAGGCTAGTCAGCCATTCGTTTACTGCAGCGAGCTTATCCACATCTTCCTTAATCTGATGCTTACCCAAGATGGCGTGAATAGCTTTTACTTGTGCTGCAGTCGCCGGGTACATTGATGACCCTTTAGTCGTTGTGAGGCCTTTATATTCAGGTGGTGCCTCAGTGGCCCAAGGGTCATCTGGTGCTGTCTCAGTGGTGCGAGTGATCACTGGTTGACGTTCCTTCGCGTGTTGTATCTCATCAAGTGTGGCAATGGAAGCATCAATGCCTATACCAAGTGCACCAATAGCGCGACCAAACGCTGACGTTTCAAGGTTTTGGATCTCTGACCCCCTAGTGAAGTTAGTTGTCCCGGGCACAATCTCCCACGCTGTACCGATACCAGGTCGCGCATCATCTGGAGTTCGGTATGCGTGTGCCCGGCCAATGACCCATTGTTTACCGTCGATAGTGACCCATTCAGGTGGATCCATTTGTAGTGACCCATCTGGGTACTTTTTGATGAATAGTTTGATGCGGCTGGCCACATCAATGTAACCGTCAAGGTTATAGCTCATGATAGAAGCTCGTCAGCGAGTTTAGCGAGTGCCAATAGTGACACCCATGAGTTGTTCGTCGGGTCGCGGTAGAATTCCTCTGTCTCTAGTTCGACCCAGATATCAATGACATTGAGCATGTCGTTAATGCCATCCTCGTAACCGTTGCACTTGATTACTGTCTTTTTACTCATGACTTCCACCTAGCCGGCCCCATATTAAACCGATTACTAGGCCAGCCGTGAGACAAGCGAGGCCCAGCACACTGGGGGTCATGCTGCACGCTTCCACATGCGGATTGACCGGCCATTATTTGATTCCCTCGTCGAAGTCACAAAGTTGCCTTGTGATGTAATAACGCCCATCGATGCCCATGAGCGAAACAAGGCCCCGATTTGGTTCGGGTGCCCGTCAGGTTTACCGATGGCTTCAATGAGTAAGTCGGCCGTGAATAGGCCACCGATTGCTAAGGATTTACGGAAAATGGTTGCTTGTATGCGCCACTGTGGGTCTATCTCTGCGAGCACTTGGGCATCTTCACGGTCGTACCGTTCGCAGTATGTGCAGAGTTGCCCGGTGCAATTGTGCCCAGGTCGATCGAGTTGTATGTCACCGATTGAGTCGAATAGTGAGTATGTCATTGTTCCCCTTTTTCTGCTAGTGGCTAGTGTGTTGGCGGAGCCTGCCACTAGAAACAGGCCCCGCCGGAGACATCCCGCCAACTCATTTGTGGCGGGTACGCGGCTTCCCCTCCGCTGGTATGTCTGTGGCCCTAGTTTGGTCAGGCGTAGGTGCCGTGTCAAGGTTTTTAGTCATTCCGGCGTGTTGGGCATAATCTCGGGCGACCACCGGTCACGTGAGAATCGCCTATATGCAAGGGTCGGTTTACCGTCACGAATCACGATAAAAGCCTGCCCATCGAGACCTAAATGATCTAGGTCGAATAGGTAGTAACTAGCGTTTAGCACTTGTGCCTGGTCTGGTTCCAATGGTCTGCCCCCCTTCCGTTATCCCATGCCGTATAAAAGGCCCGGTCTTGGAAGTAGCGGTTCCATTCCTGTATTGGTCGCGCTCTGAGAGCTTTAATGTCGCCAATAAGGCCGTCACCAGTGACCTTAGATTCTTTAATCATCATGTATGTCAGACCCATGTGCCACGCTTCAAGGAATTGGTAAGCGCCAGCTGCACTCGATACCGTGCCCCTCGCCCTATAGTTAGACCTAGACTCCCTGTGCATAATGCACTGGCGAACTAATGCCCATTTACTGTGATAATGCTGCCCCTTATATAGGCTTCGTTCGTGACCTTTCCAGTCCCGTGCAGCTGCTGAGTGTGCTGCAGTGTTTTCGACACATGCCGGGCTAGTCACCAGTGCAGCGCATAGCAACAATTCCGGAATCATCCGGGCTCGATAACTGTCACCGTGCTCGATATTCGGGTACGTTTGCCAATAATGAATTCGATAGATTCCCGGTCGATGCGGCGCTGCCCGCCAGGCGTAGTAATGGATTCGATTTGGCCCGAGTCCGAATAGCGCCTAATTGAGTCCCGAGATACTCCGAGTAGTTCAGCAGCTTCACCTGGTCGAATGTATTTCGTCATGTGTTCCCCTTTAGTCAAGGTTGAGACTACCGGTCAACGGTTGTTTTTGCGTGCTTTTGCTAGGTCGCGTGTCCAGCGTGCTTTTGTTACTGGTGAACGGGCAAGGATTGGAAGTGGGAACACTGTCCCGTCACGGTCTGCAGCTGACGTGAACGATATGTGAATATGGGCTTCATGCCCGTAGTTCCCGTGGCGCCATGTCCACCACGTTTTCCGGTATGTCCCTGACGCAATCCTGTTTTCAAAGACAACATATTTGAGCCTTGATGCACCGGGCAGGCCGCTGGCCGCGTAGTCCAGGAGCTGGTTGGCAAGGAGCCGGGCAGTGCGCCCATTACGGTTCCGGCCTTTCCCCATATTCTCATCAATGTCGATGGCGTGCACTACCCCGGCCTTATTCGGGTTGTGGTCCGATATTCTTTCAGAGTGGGCACGGTCCCCGATCCACCCGTCGGAGGCTTTGTCACGCTTCGGCCAGCGTCGATTCACCTGGTCGCGTAGTGTGACGCCACCTTTACATAGTCGAGCCATTATCTAGCCTCCCATATCTCCTGTCATCGCCGTTGAGTGCGTTAATGATGACGGGGATTACTGCCGCTGATATTGCGACTATTAGAGGGTGAACGTCTGCCGTTGCTAGCCATGAGAGTAGGGCTCCGAGTGCAGCACCTGACGCGATTTTGAGTATTGAGCCCTCCCACGTGGAGGCAAGCCAATGCTTCATGAGAGGCCTAGTTTCTCGGAGATGCGGTCGACTTTTGCTGCGACGTCGGCCAATGATTCGCCACCATTACGGAACCCCGGCTGTATTGTGAGGGTCGCTTTCTTGATCTCGTCACGGACCACGTTACGGATCAGCCACACGAGACCAGTCCCCATAATTGCGAGCGCGGCTAATGATGTTGCGATGAGCCCGACGACGTCGCCAAAGTCCACGGTTCTAGCCTTTGAGTTTGGCTCGGACAATAGCCCGTGCGCGTTCGGTTTCGGTCGCCACTTTCGGGTGCTTCGATGACGTTGGCTTTTTCTTGACCGGTTCGACTTCTACCGTGTCCACATGTAATTCTTGATCAATTTCACTCACTTAGGGTCTCCTCTATTTGTGGGCTAACGAACTCGTCGAGCACCGGGTCATACGTCATGCCTTGACCGGCGTAGGTTCCCCGAAAGTTGTTGTTGTACGAGGTTTGCAACCAGTCGCCTTCGATACCAATAGAGGCGATAAACGCTTGCCCGATAGGTTCGGAGTCAGGATAGTCACCACCGCCACAATCAGGGTTATCAATCACGATCACGTTGCGAACAATGTTGTCTTGGACTTGCGCGAAATGAGCCATTTACACCACCACCCTAATAATTACAATGCCGGAGCCACCTGCAGCACCGTTGTCGTTTGAGCCGCCACCACCACCCGCACCGCCACCAGTATTTACAGACCCTGCCGTACCTGCCGAACCACTATTGCCTCCAGCGCCACCGCCACCGGTTCCACCGGCTCCGGGAGTACCACTAGCCACGCCTCCGCCACCTCCGCCACCGCGAGTTGTCGCAACATTGGTGATTGAACTACTTGTTCCCGCGCCACCAGCACCCGCCACCGACCCTGATCCATTTGCGCCAACTGCACTTGCACCGCCACCGCCACCGGCTGGGTAATTAGGGCCACCCGCCGCGCTGCCACCCGCAAAGCCTTGACCGGATAGACCAGAGCCGCCGGTTCCGCCGGGATCGTCACCACTTCCACCGCCACCGGAGCCACCATTGAATCCGGCGTCAAGACCGTCCACACTGGAACCACCGCCACCGCCGACCCCGTAAAACGGGAAAATACCGGAAGCGTTGCCGGGCTTTCCGTCTATGTTGGTACCGCCCGTCGTGTCACCCGCGCCACCAGCGCCGACAGTAACCGTGAGAGTCCCGACCGCGAGGTAGGCTTGCGCGTTAGTGACACTTAAATAACCGCCCGCGCCACCACCACCGCCACGGTTCTTACCACCACCAGCGCCCCCACCAACAACAAGCACATCAGCGAACCCGGCCTGATCCACCACGAGTTCACCGCTACCAGTGAACGTAATGTACTTGTAGTTAATTCCCGCGTCTGTGTATGTGCCGGTCGCTGTGTTCGTAAAGTTCGCAGGACCGGCCCCGCTAAAAAGTACCCATTCACTACCGTCGTAACGGTAACCTTTGTTATCGTCATTGAGGCTACACATTTGCCCTTGTACAGGGCTTGGTATTGCGGCGTCACGTGCCGCCGCGTCAGCGAACGGGTTTACACCGACAATGTCGATACGCTCCGCTAGCGCCTCAGAGGCACCCGGGTAGTTTGCGACTAGGTCGGAGGACTCCACATAAGGATTGCCTACCGGTGTTACTGCCATTTTATAACCTCACTAAATCGGATTGAGTAACTATTTCAAACCATTGAGCGCCCGGGCCAACCTCTGCCCATGTAAATGCCGGGGTGACTTGACCCCATTGTAGGACCTGCAACGAGAATCTAGGGTCTGATATTGACAGTGTCATAATGTGCTGACCGTTGTTGTAGGAGTCCGTCCAGCCCTCGACGATGCCGTTAAAGTCAGGATACGGGCCTGACGCGGGTAATCCCCTGACAGTTACTAGGTCACCGGATACGAGTTCGAGTAGTGCGGTCGTGTCGGTTTCGTTGAGTTGGTCTACGAGCACCGATATTTGACCAAGGTTCCACAGCCCGTTAGCCTGTGCGGTCATAATCCCAGCGGCCCGTGTCGTGGCGTCGTCTATCGTTTTAATGCCCGTGTCCAGGCGGTATTCGCGGCGCCCGTATTGCGTAATTGAGGCGCTATCCGATTGGGTCACTGACAGGTCAGGGCCGTATGTGACCGTCACGTTGTTAATAAGAGGCGTCAAAGTCTTAGCCCATGTCGGGGCGAAGATAACCCCGGGGGCTTCGAGGTTAAAACTAGTAGGGAATAGCGGGTAGTCGGCCCATGTGCCTTCGGCTTCTGACCATGTGCCGACCTGGTTAGCCCATATCCCGGGGAAAGTTGTCGAGCCCCGGTTCCCGTAATCCTCGAAGATAATGCGGCCTGCCGGGTCGTCGTAATACGTAGCGCCGGTTCCTTGCGCAATACGTCCTATGGCGTCGAGTGCGGTAGAGGGTTGCGCGTCGGCTTCGAGGATCGCGTACAGAGTGATATCGGGGTCGCCTGCGTTGAGGTAGTCGAGGCCAGTCGCGTCCAGTATCCCGGTCACCCGTTGGCGTGCGCTTTGCTCAATGTACCCCGAGGCACCGACATCCGTATAACCGAGTTTCGCTAGGTTCCCCATCGCCGTAATCGTCGTGATCGCCGTCGGGGTGCCGGTGCTAATGAATGAAACGTTAAGGTCACTAATTGCCCCGGTGAAGCGGGCCACACCGTCGAAGGATATTGCGACCGTGTCGGCTAGATCGAGGAGTGGGCCAGTGTCGCCACGTAGCACTATTTGCGTGTTCGAGGCGGTCGGGCTTAAGGTCACGTCACTACGTCCGTGGGCTACTGCGAGACTGTAATCGAATAGTGATAAGTCGATCACCGACCCGTTTAGAGTGATTTGTAGGGTCATGCCAGCACCGGGGTGACGACCGCGCCACTACGCGCATCGGAGTTACGTATCACATTGGCGATAGCCCGAGCCACTTGTTGATCGGTAATGGCTGACTGTTGAGCCTCTGCCCGGGCAATCGCCCTGGCCCTAGCTGCACTGCCCGCGGCCTCCACATTCGCCAAGGCTTCTGCCACATCTTTGGCCAGCTGCGCCTTAAACGCGGCCCCTACCGGCTTGCCAATGCGCTTCCCGAGTTTTGAGAGTCGGTCGCCTTCCTTGGCTAACTGGGTTGCTAGTCCGTCAACTGCCGCGGCGCCTGATTCAATACCGGCAGCAACAAATCCGGGCACTAACCCGAGGGCAAGGCCGGCGGTTGATTCACGGACGCCAGCAAATTTCTCGGTCATTGTCGGCACTAGGCCATCATCGAGCAGCTGAGTGGCAAGGGCCGCGCCTGTGACTGGCCCTAGACTCGCGATCTGATCGATAAGGTGCTGGTCTGCGCCTTGGGCTTTTATCGCCGTGAGTACTTGACCAAAGTAATTCGCCTGATCTATTTGTTTGTTGAAACCTTCAAGCAGGCTGACACCAGTGGCAGCGCCGGCATCATCAAATTGGCCTTCAAACGCTGACGCCAGGTCAATTCCGGCTGACAGTTTCGCCTGCATCGTGTCAAGAATGCCAAGATTCTCGTTAAGTTTCGCCATGCGCGTGTTC